AGAAGGAAATTAACGCATTGTTGGCGATGCTTGATTCGAGAAGAAACAGAATAATATTGTCTGCAGTTTTACGAGGGTGGACTCTTGAACAGGTTTCTTCACTTTATGGAATTACAAGGGAAAGAGTTAAGCAAATATCGATAAAGACCATTAAAAATATATTTCCTGAAATATATGGAAAAGTTATTGAAAAACATGTAACCGGAAGTATAGAGGTTGCCCGAAAATATAAATACAGGATGTTACCACTTATACAATTTACGCTTGGAAATTCTTAATGGACGATGTACTCGAAATTAAGGCAATCCGGAATATTGCAAGAGGTATTGCCGTTCAATTGGTCATTAATAAAAGTACAGAGAGCCGCGCGGAAAGAAAAAGGCTGGCTGAAAACATGAATGTACCCTGGAAAGAATATGTTGAACTGGAAAAGAAAATCTTAAAACATTATTGTGGAGAATCGGTTGAAGATAATCAACGGCGGAAAGAACAAGAAGAAAGCTAAAGCTAAAAAACCCAGGAAGAACAAATCACGTTACGATTGGGAAGCCATTGCCGTTGATGTTCGAGGCCGCAGCTTAACACTTAGAGCGATCAGCCGTAAACATAAAATTGATTATGGCTATATGATGAGAGGGTGTAAAAAACGTGGTATCAAACGTGACCTTGCAGACCAGGTACAAAAAGAGGTTAAGAATCAATTAATCATCAGAAGAGCCAAAACTGTTAAAAAAGTCACCACAAAAAAGTCACCACCCAAAAAAGTCACCACTGGCAAACCAGAAGATCCCACCGACGAAAAAGAATTGACAGATAAAGAGATAGTTGACCTGGCTGCATTTGCTGAGTTGGAATTCATCGATGACTGGCATAAGACGTTGCGATCTTCTTTGAAAATAGTCACCATACTCAAGGCTCACATTTTAGCTGATGACTCAAAAGATATTGTTGTCGGAGATAAACTGATTGCAGTTGGGTATTCACCGAAAGAACGTGCAGCCATGCTAAACGCTATCACCCAGGGGGAACAGCGCATATTTGAAATGATGCGGAAAAACTACGGTATAACCACGGACCAGGGAGGGCAGGAAGCTCCTGCACTTATAATGGATTACGGTACAGGAAAAGCTGATGCAGAGCTTGCAAAGAGAAAAACCTGAACCGATAATATATAAGGCAGAAAAGACAATATCGCAATTCCACAATTCGGATGCTTTTGTCAGAAATTTACGGGGCCCTATCGGATCAGGGAAAACGGTTGGAGCTTGCCAGGAGATTTTCAAGCGAGGGGTTGAGCAACAACCCTGGAATAATGTTCGATCTTCCAGGTGGGCATTAGTCAGAAGCACATACGGAGAATTAAAAACCACCACCATTAAAACATGGTTGGAATGGTTTGATTATTATACAAAAATAGCTTATTCGCAGCCTGTTGAGGCTCATTGCTCTTTGAAATTAGCAGACCAGACTATCGTTGATCTTGAATTATGGTTCATTGCCCTGGACCGGCCAAAAGACGTAAAGAAATTAAAAGGTCTTGAATTGACCGGATGCTTTCTCAACGAAGTTTGTGAAATAGATCAGTCAATCCTTGATATGGCCACCGGTCGAGTTAACCGTTTTCCGGCGAAACGGCGGGGCGGACCGACCTGGACAGGCGTTATCACCGATACCAACTCAATGGATGATGACCACTGGTATTATGAACTGTCAGAGGAAAACACTCCCGAAGATTGGGAATTTTATACGCAGCCGCCAGCGTTGATAAAAACCGAGGATCCGGCAGAGATACCAGAGAATGAACCAGTTGCCAAAGCCCGGGAAGGTAAAAAGGTTTTTTATTATTATCAAAACCCAATTGCCGAAAACGTGGTCAATCAGCCTGCAGGGATTCATTACTGGTTAAAGCAGATCGGCGGAAAGTCGAAAACCTGGATCGATGTTTATATCCTTAATAAATATGGTACAGTTTCAACCGGCCGTCCGGTCTATCCGGAATATGATGATGAAGTTCACTGTGCCAAAGATGTGATTTTGCCCGACAAGGAACATGGTTTGATATTTGGGTGGGATTTTGGGTTGACTCCGGCTTTTGCCGTTATGCAGCTCATTACAAATCAGTTAAGGATAATCGACGAGCTTTATGTTCCGGCCCATGCTTCAATGGGTGTGAGACAGTTTGCCAGGGACGTTGTAAGGCCGTATGTCATTAAAAACTATTCCTGGTGGATCAAACAGGCACAGAAAAGGGATCCAGACTTGATTATATCAAGCGGTGATCCAGCCGGTAAGATCAGGAGCGAGACTGATGAGGTTACTTGTTTACAGGTCTTGAATAAGGTATTTAGAAAGGAAAAGATAACATCAAGACCGGCAGCAATGAACAACTCCCTTTTAAAAAGGTTGGATTCGGTTCAAAAGTTCTTGATCAACTTTCCGGACGATAACCCTGGGCTTTTGCTTTCTCCCAGGTGCAAACATGCTCGAAAGGGTTTTCGTGGCCGGTGGGTTTATGAGCGTATCCAGGTCGGCGGTGCAGAACGATACAGGGATAAACCGGATAAATCGATTTATTCCCATTTGCAAGAGGCGATTCAGTATGGCGCCATGGTAGCGCAAGGCGTTGTTTTCTATGTTTCGGATGAAGTGAAAGAGAGAGAGAAACACGAAGAAATGCGTAAGGTCCTGGATAATGTCGATCAAGCGGCATGGCAGGAATTGGATGAAATAAGGGAAGAATTAGACGAGGAAAACGATTGGTAAACTAAAAGGAGGAATAAAATGTTCGAGGGTACAGATTTTAATACATTGATCTTTGCGGTTATCTGCATATTACTTTTGATTCTTCTTGGCATCCAGAAGTGGCAGCACACCAAAAGGGAAAACGATTTGTTGGATCGGTTAATGGCTGCTTCCCATAGCGACTATATCAGAAACAAGGTTGTCTCTTCTTCTAAAATTAAGAAACCGGAATATATTGGCGAAGTGACCAGTCCGGAGGAAGCGGATCTTGTGAGGGTGGACTAAATGCCATATACAATGCACAAGCTAAAAGGCGGAAAGGTAAAAGTGACCAGTCCCCATGGTGTCAGAGCTAAAAAAACGACACTGAGAAAAGCGAAAGCGCAGATACGGTTATTAAATGCCAAAGAATTCGGCACTCCGAGACAAGACGGATCAGGAAGGGGGAATAGAGCTAACCGAGGCCGTGGCGGTTGTAAAAAAACACGGAAAATCGGGAGAGGACGTTAATATGGCAACCAGACGATCAGCAATGCAGAGCTTCCATAAGTTTTATGGAACGCACTATGTCGGCAAGGGCGGAAAGTTAAAGAAAAAACGGTATGTTGCAGCCAGGGGAGAATGGGCAGGGGATCCGGAAACCGGAGAAAAATCCCAAAGTCTGAGAAGAAAAGCGAAAGCAGCTTCCAGGCGCACAGGGCGAAACGTGTCTATTTCTCAGATCATATCAGCGCAAAGGGAGATGAGAAGGGCGAAGAGAGGCAAGCCAAAATCAAAGTATTATTAACCTATCTTAAAAGGAGGTAAAATCATGGCAGTTAAAAAGGAAACCATCAAAGTTGAGTCGATTGACGATAACTGGGCGCACAGATCCGATGAAATGCGCTGTCAGACCTGTATGTGGTATGTTGAGAAAATCAAGAAAACCACAAAAGCCGGTGATGATGTTGAAATCGGCCGGTGCAGGCGTCGTGCTCCAACCATGAACGGATATCCGGTCGTTTATTCAGATGACTGGTGCGGTGATCATAAGCTCAACGAAAACGCACTATAGAAGAGGTAATTATGAACAAGAAAACAGCTCCGGTGGATAAGCTGGAAGATAAATATGTTATCCGGACCGTGGAAAAGTTTTTCAATGATGATTTGGATTTGTCCATGCAGATGCTTGAACGTATCACGTTCAGGAATATCCTTTATTATATGGGTGAGCAATGGATGAACTGGGCGAAGCAAGAACAGATATTCAGACGGATCGTAAAGAAAAACTCACCACCGACGCCGGTATCGAATATCATAAGAGATTATGTTCGTTCGATGAAGGCTCTCATTCTCAATAAAGACTTTTCCGTAACCATATGGCCGAACAGTGAGGACGTTGATGATCAGGAAGCCGCGAAATTGGGCGAATTGGTTCTTGAAGACATGGAGGTGGCCAACGACGAGGAATTTCTTGATGAGAAGGAGAAAGTCGCAATGTGGGTTGTCCTGGCCGGTACAACGTTTATGCGAACTTTTCCGGAGCTGGATCGAGGGCAATGGTATATTGACGGAAACGGCGATATGATGAAAACCGGCGAAGTTGTTTCAGAAAATCTATCATTGTTTAATGTTCGTGTCGATCTGATAGGCGATACTCTTAACAAAAAACGTGGTGTAGGTATTCAATCTATTAAGCCGAGGGAATGGGTTGAAGATACATTTCATGTTAACTTAACCACCGACGAAGCGGAAAAGGCCACAAACTATCAAAAAAAGCTGATGAAAATGGTAGCCAGCGTATCACCATGGAAAGGTGCGGGGCTCGAATCGTTGTCTGATGTTGAGGATGATGAGATGGTGATCTTCAAAGAGATTGAATATAAACCAGATATGCACTATCCCAACGGCCGATATGTCGGAACCTGTTGCGGTCAAGTGCTCTTTGCCCATGACAAAATGCCTATTCCGATCGATGATAAGGGAAATTGGGAATACACCCTTACAGATTTTCATTATTACTATATTCCTGGTCGGTTCTGGTCAGATGCCGGAGTAAACGACTTGATCAGTCCTCAGAATACGATCAATCAGATCGATCAGGCCCTCGAGGTAAATCGTAAATCGCTGGGGCGAAGCATGGTTGCCCTGGCTTCCACCGTCGAAATACAGAAATTGACAGATTATGGCGAACATTTGCTTCTTTTAAAGTATGATGCAACCCTGGCCGGTGGACAAAAGCCAGAATTTAGACAAGGAGTGCCATTACCGGCTCAGATCCTTGATGAAAGACAGGTTCACAGGCAAGTTGCCCAGGAAGCCGCAGGGGATCCGAAAAACGTCATGCGAGGACAGGCTCCAAGTGCTCAAGCATCCGGGGTTATGGTTGACACGCTCAGGGAGGCAGCCGAGCAAGGCCATACCCCTGATGTTATGAGGTTTTATCGTAGTATTAAAAGGACAAAGCGGAAGCAGCTCATTCTTGCAAAGCACGTCTACACCGAAGAGCGTATGATAAAGGTAGCCGGAAAAGGCAATGAAATTCGAATAAAAACTTTCACCGGAGCCGACCTAAGAGATAACATCGACGTAAGACTCGAATTGAGCTCCGGCATTTCTTCCACAAAAACCGGACAGGTTCAGATGTTTCTTAAGCTGATCGAGGCCGGATTCTTTTCCAGCCAGTCAGAGGTTGAACCTGAATTCAGGGAAGAACTGATGCGGAGAATGGGCTTATCGGGATTTGCAGACAAGAACAATACCGACGTACAACGAGCACAGAGCGAAAACAACGTTATTTCTCATGCCAGCGAAGAAGAAACCTACACCGATGTAACAGTCGAAGCGCAGCCCAATGATATTATCATATCCACTATTCCCGAAATAGTCTTTACCATGAATAATCCCAATTCGACACCCGAGGAAACCTTAGACTCTATCGTAATCGGTGATGATCCTAAATTCAAGTACGACAATCACGTTATCCATTATAATGTTCACAAGGATTTTATAATCAGTCCTGAGTTTTCAGACCTGTTGCCGGACAGTCAGGCGATCCTGATTGCTCATACCGATTATCATAAGTTTGCCATGAAAGCGCAGATCGAAGAGGCTATGCAGCAACAAATGGCAATGGAAGCACAGGCAGGGGGAGGCCAGGGGCAAAATGGACCGGCAGCAAGACCACCGGCATAAAATAGTTGACAACCTTTATAATAGTATGGAAATATGACGGAAATTAGATGTTCGAAATGCAAAAAACTTCTTTTTAAAGCAGCAGGAGAGATAGATGTTAAAATAAAATGCCCAAAGTGTAAGTATATCAACAGTTTTCGCATGAAGATTATACCGCTTAAACTTGTTTATGATAAATTTGCAGTAAGATAAAATTCGTATTTCACAGAGCTTCCAGAAGGCCATAATTGGGATTTCCCAAATGTGGCCTTTTTTTATTAATAGCGTAGTTTTGCAACATATTCATATTATGACTATTTTGCAAGACGAAGGGAGGAAGGACAATGCCAGAAAATGATCTACAAACCGATGAAACAGGAGGGACAGGAAAAGGAACAGAAACCGTAGAGAACCAAACCGAAAAAGTCATTGATGATAAGTCTTTATCTGACATTGACAAAGCCGATAATAAAGGCGCACTGTCAAATGAGGACCAGGCCAAGATAAACACACTTCAAAGCCTTCTGGATGATCACGACATTGAATCACCAGAAGATCTTAAAACATTTGTCGCAAACCTTGCCACACTCAAAGACAATTTAGGTACAGCCGATCTTGCAGAACTTAAAGCAAATTCGGCACTTCTCAGGCGGTATCAGAAGCAGTGGGAGAAGCAAGAGGCACAAAAGCTGGAAGAAAATGAGACTCCGGAAGAAACCATTGCCCGTTTAAAGAAGGAAAATAAAGCAAAGGATGAAAAGCAGAGGGCTGAAGCTGAAGCACGAAAAGAAGCCCAGGAAAATCAAAAATTGCTTAATTCCTTCAATAAATCGGTCAAGAAAATAGTTAAATCACAAACGGATCTTCCCGAGAGTTATCAAAACATTTTGACTGAATTCCTGGGGGTTGATAACGAAATTAATGAGATTGACCTTGAGGACACGGCCTCTATCAAGCGTATAGCGAAAGCGGCCAGTAAAAAGATCATGGCTTTTGAGCAAGATGTAATTAAACGGTATTTAGCCGGAAAAGCCAAAGTTGTCAAAATGACTTCCACCGACGAGACTCCTGCAGCACCCGAAAAAAAAGTAAAAAACCTTAAAGACGCCAGGGGAATTATGAAGGAAAGGCTTGGAAAGATTTTCGGCAAATAAGCTCCCTGGACAAATAGGGAGGACATATTATGGCCATTGATTACACAACTCTCACAGCGATTGAAGATACCCTGAAGTTTGTCTATGGCGAAGGGTTGACCAATCAATTCGTTGATGAGAAAACAACGTACAACCAGTTTCCGAAAACTGGCCGGAGCCCAAAGGGTAAAGGTTATGAATTCGGAATTCGTTATGCCAGGGCGCAGGGTATTGGCGCAAGGCGTGAGTCTGCTAATCTGCCTGATCCGCTGACTGGCAAGACCGACACAGGGCGTATCTTACCGAAATATATCTATGGTTCGATCCGCTTGACCGGTCCATCCATCGAAGCGGCTAAAGGCGATATTGCTGCATTCGTCGATTCATTGTCGGATGCGATTGACGACATATACAAAGGTATTGTCGTGGATCTTAACCGCATGTCCTGTGGCGATAGTTTTGGCTTACTGGGAACGCTGTCTGAAGCCTCAGACGCACTTTCCGCCTCAGTAGCATGGACAGTCACCATGGACAACGATCTGTCAGTTTCCAGGTGTATTCCTGGTATGGTCGTTGATTTTTATGATGGTGCTAATATAGACCAATCCTCAGTTGCCAGCCGGATCCTCAGTGTTCATCCGGACACGAAAACCATTGAAATGGAAGGGAATGACGGCACCTACAAGGCAAACCATCCAATCGTAGCAGCTCAGAGTTATACCATTGCCACCGATGCAGTACCCGACGCTGCACAAATGGTTAGAATCGGCGCGAGGGAAGCAGCTCATGCGACCACCGACGTTTCCACCGAAATGATGGGGCTTGAAGGTATTTTCGATGATGGTACACTACTTGCCACGTTTGAGAATATCACCGTTGCAACTTATCCGGAATGGAAAGCGAACGTGCTTGGTAACTCAGGCGTAAACCGTGAAGTTTCCATTGACTTGATGCTGCAGGCTCTTGATCTT